AATATTATAGCGGATGGCCGCCACGTGTCCCATAAAATTATAATGGACTCTACTATAAATTGATCCCCATTCCCCAATTCATTTCACCAAGTTTCAAGGGGAGGCAATTGGGGATCATTCTCATATTACAAATATGCCACCACCGAAGCGCTTCTCAGTTAACGCGAAGAACTTCTTTCTCACATACCCTCATTGTTCATTAACGAAAGAGGAAGCTCTTTCTCAGTTGCAAGCGTTAAAAACGCCGACTAATAAGAAGTTCATTCGTGTAACAAGAGAATTACACGAAGATGGGGAACCTCATTTACACGTGCTCATCCAGTTCGAAGGAAAATACAGATGCCAGAATCAAAGATTCTTCGACTTGGTTTCCCCATCAAGGTCAGCACATTTCCATCCGAACATTCAGGGAGCTAAATCGTCCTCAGATGTCAAGACCTATATGGAGAAAGACGGAGACTTCATTGATTATGGAGTTTTCCAGGTCGATGGACGTTCAGCTCGAGGAGGTTGCCAATCTGCCAACGATACATATGCCAAGGTTCTCAACGCAGATTGTGCAGCCACGGCCCTCAATATATTAAGAGAAGAACAGCCAAGAGATTATGTTTTGCATCTGGACAAAATAAGAACACATGTCCAGAAGTTGTTTGCTGTTGCTCCGGAACCGTGGCTTCCTCCGTTTCACCTCTCCTCCTTCACTAACGTGCCAGATGAGATGAAAGCTTGGGCTGACGATTATTTTGGGAGAGGTGCCGCTGCGCGGCCGGCGAGACCTGTGAGTATAATCATTGAGGGCGATAGTCGTACCGGAAAGACTATGTGGGCACGTGCTCTAGGCCCACATAATTATTTGAGTGGTCATCTCGACTTTAACTCAAAGGTCTATTCCAATGCAGTGGAGTATAACGTCATTGACGATGTCAGTCCGCAATATTTAAAGCTGAAGCATTGGAAAGAGTTGATTGGGGCCCAAAGAGACTGGCAATCAAACTGCAAATACGGAAAGCCAGTTCAAATTAAAGGAGGGATCCCATCTATCGTGCTGTGCAATCCAGGAGAGGGGGCCAGTTATAAAGATTTCCTTGAGAGAGAGGAAAACGCATCTCTCAAATCGTGGACACTTCATAATGCGAAATTTATCTTCCTCCACGCCCCCCTCTATCAAAGCACAGCACAGAGCAGCTAAAAGAAGAGCAACACGTCGTAGAAGGATAGACCTTCCTTGTGGCTGCTCTATTTACGTTCACATCAACTGCAGTGACCATGGATTTACGCACCGGGGAACGCATCACTGCGCATCAAGCAGAGAGTGGCGTATATATCTGGGAGATAGAAAATCCCCTCTATTTCAGGATATACCACGTAGAGGACCCAGTATACACCAGGACGAGGATTTTCCACGTCCAGATCCGGTTCAACCACAACCTGAGGAAAGCGTTGGCTCTCCACAAGGCTTATCTCAATTTCCAAGTCTGGACGACATTGACGACAGTTTCTGGGACGACATATTTAAATAGATTTAAATATTTGGTCATGTTGTATTTAGATCGTTTAGGTGTTATTTGTATTAACAATGTTATCAGAGCTGTTAGTTTTGCAACAGACAAAACTTATGTAAATGTTGTACTTGAGAATCATGAAATAAAATTCAAAATTTATTAATTGGTGATCGAATCATAGAAATAGATCCGAATTTTTAATGTTGCGTATACAGGATTCGATGCATGTGTACATGCCATATACAATAATAAAGCGTTTTCCGTATGATTCTCGTATTTCCCTGCTTCTTGGTGGTTATAAACCACATAATTGTTGACCTTCCAAAAACGCTTGACTAACGCCTGTTCGTTACTAGCATATTGTCCACCTGTGACCTTTGCGTAGAACTTGTGCATAACCTGGAAACGATCACGTAGATCGTTCTTGACTGTGGCAGTGCTAGGCTCATTATCGAACATATTGAATACCTGTCCGAAATCCATGGGTGTTCCATATGGTCGTCGGTCTCGAACCAACCAAAACATGCAACTGTTGGTGTGGTTCTTCAACTTGATGTTCTCATCCATCCAGATCTTCCCTAATATGTACACAGACTTAACACAGAAACGCTTTCCTACACGATGAGTAATACCGTTACCACGAGTAACATCAGAAATACACATGACCTTACCAACATGGGAGATGTCATGACGTTGCTCGTAGGATTGAACCTTACAAGGCCCTTCACAGCCTCGTGGAACATCTGGGCCTCTGAGAGTCCGATAGATCCTGGGCTTCCTGTACATGGGCCTATTCACCCAAGCAGAGGCCTTGTCGACCTTTAGCCCACCACGAGGCGAATAATTAGCATTACGGGTTACCTTGGAGGTCCCCGCCATGTTACGCCATGGGGCATCCCGCTTAGGCATTTTGAAGTAAAGCATTTGGGCAACGTCATTCAATTTAAAGACGTAGGCCCACAACTTAGCGACCAAGTTACAAATATCTAGACTCGTCAGACGCATTCTCATTGGTGAGTACAGTTAGTTGTGGGCCAGTATAAGTAAAAAAAATCGCGCGGCCATCCGGT